TTCTGAGTCTTTCAATTTTGCTAGGAAATCATCAGTACGTTTGTCTGTTGACAGTCTTATCGCCGGGCTTTGGACTCCAGGTACATGTCCAGGCCGGAACGCATTTTTGGTTTGTTGGCAGGTGGGGGGGGGGCGCTTCGAACGCGTTGCTGAGACTTGGGCTGTCGCACACGCTTGGGCCGAGGCTTGGAAGCCCTGGCCCGTGACACAGGCGGTGCAGTGAGCTGCGCCATGCGGGGCGTAGGCCCAGGCCTATTTGATATGTATTTACCTGCGAAGTTAAGACCTTCGCGCAATGCAAAACGAAGCGGCGCTGGTGAAAAGGCCTCATTCAAGGCTTTCCCACCACGCAGCAAAGCCTTAATTAGTTTGATGTGATCAAGGTTGTTGAAGAAATAACCATGAGTCATAAGGACAATCAATGCCTGATGGTACTGTTCCAATGTGATTGTAGAGACACCCAAGTCAAAAAGCGAACTGGTAGTGCGGAACTCCAGGTGCCAATCAATGTTGATGGCAAAACTGGGTGGAACAGTATTGGGATCACTCAGGAAAAAGACATTGGCCATGGCATCATTGTCCAAACGAAACTGTGGGATGGGTGTAGTAAATACACCATCAGTTGTGTAATCGTAAAAGTAACCCATGTCAGTAGTCGGCGGGCAATAGGTGTACATACCCTCCTCCAAAGGCAAAAGAGCTTTCTCGGAAGGGTGTACTGCCTGAATTTGAGCATAGGTGACATTGAAAATGTTTGCAGCTGTAGGAGTGATGCGCCCAGCAAGCACTGAACCCTGCTTGTTCAAAACAGCAGAGGTGTTGGTGAGACAAAAACCTACAGAAGTGACGCGAGTTGAACGCCAAGGCAAACTAGAGTTATAAAACTCAGTAGGTGCTGTATAGGGCAACAAGCAATTCACTGTGCCAGTAACAGCCGTAAACGTGCCACGGGTTGTGGTAGAGGTGGTCAAGGGAGTGCTGGTCAAAGCAGCACCAGTGATCAAATGAACACGAATCTTGGTGGGAAGTGTCTGGACACCACTGAGCACGAGAGTCTTGATACGCACCCAAGAGTTGGCCAAGGACTGAGCATTCATACTGGAACCCCAACTCGAAGCAGAAATGGCACCGGTAGAACCGACAAGATCAGTCAAAGAGTAAGTGTTGCAAACACCAGGTGAAGACCAAACCTCAATAATAAAATTAAGGCCAGTATTGGCAGTGAATGCGGCCCCAGCGGAGACAGCAAAACAACACCATCCAGGACAGTAGGTGAAAGGCTGAGACCCGCAACCAGGGTCAACACCTACAATGGCGCTAAGGAAATTGGGTGTGCCAGTGCTGTTGGCAATAATTGGTGTGTTTGCATCACCGGCAAAATTGCCAACAGAGTTTGAAAGCATATTATTGCCAACACCCAACTCCAAAGGACTGGTAGTAGTAAGTGGAAAGGATTTCATATCATCGACTGGGAAAGTCGTCTGATAGATGACAGGGTTAGTGCCATAAAATTGGTCCAACCACAGAGGGTATACGGCTGAGCGATTCAAAATGCCCTTGGTAGTCACAAAAGTGGTAGTGATTGGCGCATTGTAATTATTGGGCTGATTAAAAGACATAATTGCAGTGCGTTCAAGGGCTGGAAACGAGGGATAACGTGCAGGCGGGTGCTCATGCGGCAAGGCAATGGATTGCGCAAGTGCCGGTATGGACCGGAGCGGGTTACCAGGCTTAAGAGTCAACATTTGTTTCAAGCGATGTACAGAAAAAGAAGATGTGAGTTGGTGACTCAGAAGATGTGCAAATTTTGACAAGGCTTGGACGGCAGACTGAGACCCTACCAAAGGTCAACAGGTGGCAGCAAGCTGCCCTGCAGCGCACACCAAGCCGCAACACGAGACAAACAAGGGAGGGTCAGAGGTCGTCGACCCAAATCATGCGCTCCCACAATGGAGAACGAATGATGTAAGGCAACTGCTCCACCCCTTGTATCTCGGCAATCAGTGCTCGAACATCCTCGAGGGTGACGCCCGTGTCAAACACGTTCATCTCCCCCGTGGTGGGAGTTCGTCGACAGTTGTATATGGACACAACTGCTTCCAATGTCAGGTCGTCATAAGGTACCCCAGACTTGTAGGTCCACTCCCATGGTCGATTGGGATCAAGCTGTACGGGGGTACGTTTGGCTCCTTTCCTCAAGCGCACGATGGTCTGCGCGATGTCGGCCAAAATCGGTACGTGTGCTGAGCACAGCACATGCATCTCGGCAATGCCAGTGAGATGCGCAAGCAAGTCCTGCTTATCATCAATAATCCACCCCATCTTATAGGTGGAACGACCAATTGTTTTGCCCCAGTACCAACCTGCACCAGTCGGATACGGGCGTTGTCCAAGATAAACTGCATCATACAATTTTGTGCTAGCTTGCAGTTTCGCCTCAAACCCGAAGAGGCTGATGTTATGGGCCATGTCCCGACAAAACTTCTCCCGTCGCTCCTGCGTGCAGTCAGGGATGGACCCAAGACTGTCATCACCACAGACAGACATGATGATGATGGCTTTGCAGCCTTCAACCATCTGCGGTGTCAGTGCGCGGAGTGGGACATCAAGCCAGGCTGCACAAGCTGAGAGATAAGCTGCAAACCCATTGAGGACACCGTTGGCCAGTGCCGTGTCATCCCGGCCACTAGCA